AAAATGCAGGAATTGAATATCTTCATGTAGATAAATTTATTGAACAATTTAGTAGTTAAGTTAATATGTTCAACGTTCGAGATACAAGATATGAAGATGTAAAACTTACATTTAAAGAAGAGGGCCATAGTTATACTGACTCTCTTGGTAATTCATATCTATCTGCTACAACTCTTCTTCATCGTTATTCTCCTGCTTTTGATAAATCTTATTGGCTTAAGAAAAAAGCACAAGAACTTCATATGTCTGAAAAACGTCTTGCTGGACAATGGGACACTATTACCAAAGAAGCTTGTGAGCGTGGTACTAAAACTCATAATGGTCTTGAAGATGGTATAAAAGGTTCCTCAATGTTTAAAGAGGCGGTGAAGTATATGATAAAGGAAAATGGTGAAATGGTTACTGTTGCAGATATTCCTAATATTCATGCTAATGTTAAGGAAATGTATCTCGATGAATTTATAGATATGACCGAAGGAAAATATCCTAAATTTTATGAAGTTTTTAAATACTATATTTCCAAAGGTTATAAAATTTATTCTGAAATTGGTGCTTTTTTAATTGATTATCTTTTATCTGGAACAATAGATGTTCTTCTTCTTAGAGAAGATCAATTTGTAATTGGTGATTGGAAAACTAATCGTGGAGGTCTAAAGTTTGAATCTGGTTATTATAAAAAAGATAAAACTTCTATACCTAATCAAGAAACTAATATTTGGGTTCCTACAAAAGAAACTTTACTTCCTCCTGTAAATAATCTTCCAAAATGTAATGGTATGATATATAATCTACAACTTTCTCTTTATGCTGTGTTTGTAGAATATATTCTTGGTATTCCTTGTGCGGGACTTTGGCTTGGACATATTGATTCTGATTTTGTTCTTAATCAGTATGGAAGACCTAAAAGATTTCCTGATGGATTATATCATGTTAAGAAAAATCCTCAACCCCAATGTACTCTTCATAAAATGCAGTTTCTTCGTAAAGAAATTTATTCTATTCTTGAAGATAGACGTAAAGAGGTTGAAGCTTCTATTGTAACTTCTAAAGGATTATTCGATGAAATGGAGTAAACTTTTATTTTTATTTATTGCCCTTTGTGCTATTTCTTGTAAGCCCAAAGCTAATGTTATTACTAAACCTGATGTTGTGTCGCGTCATAAGTTTGATAGTGTTTCTACTGAACTTAATGTTGCAAAAGATAGTATCATTTATTTAAAAAATCGTCTTGAATTAGTTGAATCACAGTATGATATTGCTTCTTCTAATTTAAATTCTTGCGATAGCACTAATGTTATTCTTCGCTCAGAATTATTTGTAGCTAATTACAAACTTGGGCGTATTAAAGAATATTGTAATATTGTTAAACGAGATAACACTCAACTAAAATTTCTTAGAGGTTGGGTTAATAGAGTTTTGGAGGATTAGTTATGAATTTTGCTGAAGCTATTGAATGTATGAAGGGTAAACAAGTTGTTCGCCGTTCACAACAAACTAATGTTTTTGTAACTATGCAGATTCCACAAGATATATCTGCTGATATAGTTCCAAAAATGACTTCTCTTTGCAGTAGAGCAAAAGATTTAATTTTATTGTATCCTAAACATATTCATTATCATAATCAATTTTTAATTGTTAATTTAGATAATGGACTTGCTACACAATATACTCCTTCAACGGAAGATTTGTTAGCCAATGATTGGGTTGTAATAAAATAGTTATGGCAAATTTTGATGTTGCTCTTCAAAAAGTCCTTAAAAAAGAAGGAGGTTATGTAAACGATCCTACTGATAAGGGCGGAGAAACTTATAAGGGAATTTCCAGAAAGTTTCATGGTGATAATATCATGTGGACTTATATTGATAGATATAAGGATGAATGTCATGGCATCAATGCTAAATTTAAGAAAAAATTAGATGCTGATAAGATTATTGCAAATCGTGTTGCAGAAATCTATCGTAATAGTTATTGGGTACCGTTTGGTTTAGATAGAGTAAGTAATCAAAAAGTTGCAGAACAAGTTTTTGATGATGCTGTAAATCGTGGTGTTGGAGCTGCTTGTAAACTTTGTTGTACTTTACTTGGCCTTCCTGTTTCTTCTAAACCTACAAAGAAACTTCTTTTAGTTTTAGAAATGTTATAATGAAAACAAGCACTATTGACCATATTTTATGTATAATAATATGGTTTGTTCTTTCTATTTCTTGTATTTATTTATATAATAAAAGTAAGAAAAGACTTAATACTATAAATGAATTAAACAAAGAAATAGAATATTATAAAGAGGCGGCAAACCCCTCTAGAGAAGTTATTGATTCTCTTAAATATAATATTCAATATAGAGATACTACTATTTATAATATTAAAAAGAAATATATTAAAGATGTTGAAATTATTAAAAGTATGCCTGATTCTGCTGCTGTTGAATTGTTCAACTCTCTTGTATGGTCAGACAAATGATACAACTTCTTTAAAGGGGACACCCGATAGTTTAGTTGTTGTTAATATTGCAACAATTCGTGAAGCCAACATAAAACTTACTGAACGATTGGCTTTAAAAGAAATTGTTAATCAACAAGATACAATAATTACTAATCAAAAGTCTATGATAGACGAATATGTTAATTATAATTTGTATCTTGCTAATTCTAATATTGATTTGCAAAAACAATACAATGATGAAGTTAAATTAAATGAAAGTCTTAATCGAAATCTTAAATGTACTAAAACTGGTTTGTACATTGTTAGTGGAGTTTCGATTGCGGCAATTTCTTATATAGTGATAAGTTTGCTTGTTAATGGAAAGTAGCGGTTATCCTTTTTTAGACTATATTGAAGAAGATAAGTCTAGATATAAGCACGCTAAAGATTGTGGATATGTTGACCCTGATGATTTGTTTCTTATAGGAGATAGTGGTGGATTTCTTTTAAATATTCAGCCAGGAGTTAAATTTATCAATACTGATGAGTTTAGACAAATGGCTTTATATTATAAAAAGAATAAAGAATATACTCACTATAAGGTTGATTCTATGCCTCATAGGCAGTTTCGTAAAAGAGAACAATATAGAAGAAAACACGGATATGAAGCTCCTTGTTTACTTTATCCTGATGGTTCTATCCATAATGTGCGAATAACAGGAGAACATTATAACTTTCTTAATTACAATAGAATTGAGTTGCTTGATGTTGATTCTGTTATTAAAGGTAATAGAAATACTGCTAAGAAAAAATATGACTTTCCTCGTTTTATTGACGCACAGTATTGGTTCTTTCATATTAGAGAGTTTGCAAGAAACAATGGTTTTCATCTTATAATAGATAAAACTCGTCGTGGTGGATTCTCTTACAATATGGCAAGTGCCTCTGCTAATACAGTCAATAACCAAAGTCGTAAAGTTGTTATTCATGTTGCTGATGATAAAAAATATCTTACAACTACTGGCGGTTTAACGGATTTTGCTGTTAATAATCTTAAGTTTTATGAAGAAGGTACACCTTTTAAAAGAGGCATCTTTAGTAGTGTTAAACACGATTTCCGTCTTGGTTATAAACTTCCTTCTGGTGTTGAAGCTGATAAATCCTGGCGTTCTGCATTAATTGCTGTTAGTGCTAATAATAACCCTGATTGCGCTATCGGTAAGGATGCTGTAGAAGTAGATGTTGAAGAGGTTTCCACTATGGAAAACTTTGATGCGTTTATGAATGTTACAGAACCTGCTATGAGAACTGGTGCTTATACAACCGGTTTCCTTTGTGCTTGGGGTACTGCAACTGCTGGCAATATGCAGACTTTTGAAATAAACTTTTATAATCCTCGTGCATTTAATTTTATGCCTTTTGAGAATGTATGGGATAGAGATTCTCGTAATGAGGTTTGTGGTTATTTCAAATCTTATGCTTGGGGCCTTGAGGGTGAAATTAATGGGCAATATAGTCTTGATGCAGACGGCAACAGTAATATCAGAATTGGTCTTGCTATTGCTCAAGCTGAAAGAATAGAGAAGAAAAAGAACTCTAAAACTTATGCTGATTATATCAACTATCTTGGTCAATATGCTCTTTTCCCTGCAGAATCTTTTTCTAGTGCTACTGAGAATATATTTAGTTCTGAGGAATTAAGTGCTTGGGAAGAAAAACTTAGAATTGATAGTGATTTACAATTTGGTATAGATGGAGCTTTTGAAGATTTACCTAATGGTGAAGTTAGGTTTAAATCTAATAAAATGCTTCAAGCTGAGGGTAAGAAAACTTATGATTGGATATTCGGTGTTCCTCGTAGAAGTAATGAAGACCCTCATGGTTGCGTTCGTATATGGTTTTATCCTGAATATAATGAAGAGTATACAAACAATGGAACAAAGCGATATATTCCTGATAAAACATACTCTATTACTTATGACCCTGTAGGTGTTGATAAAGATAAAAATGAAATTACTAATAAACACTCTCATAACAGTATTAAAGTTTGGATGAATCCTTGTGCCAAAAATGGGTTTAAACAAAAACTTGTTGCTGCTTATTATGGTCGTCCTGATAAATTGGAGGAAGCTGATAAGATTTGTTTACAGCTTGCAATATTTTATAACTGTGTTGGAACAACAATGGTTGAGGTTGACCGAGGTGAAACTGTTAGTAACTTCAGAAAATGGAATGCTCTTAAATATCTTGCATTTGAACCTCTATTTGTTTGGGATAGTTCTATTCAAGAAAAGTATTCTAAGACTTATGGTTTTGTTATTGGTGATAGTGCTAAAAAACTTAATGGTATTCGACTATTAAAAGAGTTTCTTTATGAAGAAATTGGTAAAGATGAAAATGGAAATCCTATTAGGAATTTTCATCGCATTTATGATTATCAAACAATTCTTGAATTAAAGAAATGGAATACTAAAGGAAACTTTGACCGAGTTTCTGAAATGCTACTTCGTGGTATTGAATGGAAAGCATATAATCTTGATGCTGAAAATGAACTTAAAAGTCGTGTAGAATTGACTGCGGAAAATATAGATAAAAATGACATTTTAGAAAGAGATTGGTTTTAAATGGTTGAATTATCTGCTTACGCATTTCCTAAACAAAGGGTTCCTTCTTCTGAAAAGAAAAAACCTGAGTGGGCTGCTAATTGTATAGATTGGATTATTGCTCAAGCTCAGAATATAAATGACCCTTATAAAGTTGAGGAAGAAATGAATATCCTTAAAGGGGATATTCCTGAAAAATATTATAAGAAAGCTCTTAATCCGTATAATGCTACTAATGAAAAATATAAGAGGTTTCCTGCGGATATGAGAAATTATGATATGATTCAAGGTGTACTTAGACGTTATGTTTCTGAATATACTAAGAATCCTCATGATTTTATTGTAGGTGCTAACAATCCTGATGTTGTCTTTGCTCGTGATGCAAAATTAAAAGAAGAAGTTTCCGTACTTGTTCAAAATGCTATTGCAACAAAGATTACAGAAAGTTATAGTCAATTTATTCAACAAGGTGGAGATCCTCAACAATTTAATCCTCAAGAACAAATTGATGTTGAAGCTTTTGTTAAAGAATTTAATGAAAATTATATTGATGATATATCTGCTCAAGGACAAGAGCTTCTTGATGTAATTCGTGATATTACAGACGATACTCTTCTTTATACTACTGCTTATTTTCATTTTGTTGCGTTTGGTAGATGTTATACTTATTCAGATGTTATAGGAAGTAAATTAATTAAACGAGTAGTTCATCCTCGCGATGCTTTTCCTATCCCTAATGATTCCTTCTTTGTTGAAGATTACGATATGTTTGCTGAAAGACGTAGACTTACATATCAGCAAATTATTGATGAATTTTCTGAATATATGACCAAAGAAGAAATTGAGTTTTTGGATACTTATTATGCTCGTCATACTTCCCATCCTACTCCTGAATTAAGTTTTGGTAAACTTCGTTATTATCTTGGTGCAACTTGTGATAAATTTAGTGAAAGTGAAATAAAAGAACTTTCTAGTAAGCCTAATTTGTTTAGTGATTTAAATTCTGATATGTATGATGTTTGGCATGTTGTTTGGAGAGGAGAAGCAAGAGTTGCTATTGTAACTTATGTTACTTCTACAGGAATGATAAGCCAACGTGTAGAAGATGAAGATTATGAATTAAATCCTGAACTTGGTGATATAGAAATAAATTATATTTATAAACCTCAAGTTTATGAAGGGGTTCGTATTGGTGCTCGTGCTACTGCCGTTTATCCTTATAAGGTTCGTGCTGTCGCTTATGATAGAGATGGTAAACTTCCTTATAACGGTATTACTGAACTTCTTCCTGGTTTTGGTAAATTTAGTGTTATTGACTTGCTTACTCCTTATCAAGTATTTTATAATATTGTGGCATATCATCGTGAAATGATAATTGCTAAGAATAAACTTAGTATCCTTCTTGTAGCAAAGTCCTTACTTGGTAAGGTTCCTGAAGATACTATTTATAAAATGCTTGCCGATGGTATACTTTATATTGAGGATGAAAATGACCAAGGTATGCTTAGAGCTCAGCAAGTTCGTATGCTTAATGCATCTGTTGGAGAATACATTACTCAATTAAGTAATCTTCTTAATGATATAGAAAATACTGCTAAGCTTAAAGCAGATATGACTCCTCAACGATATGGTGAAATTGCTAATTCTGCAGGTAAAGGTGTTACTGAAGAAGCAATTGTTCGTGGTTCCATGGGTTCTGTTATTCTTGAGTTTAGAATGGATACTCTTCGTGAACGAGATTATGCTCGTGACCTTGACTTTACTAAACTTGCTTGGATTGATGGACTCGAAACTTCTTATCGTAAGAGAGACGGCTCTGTAGCATATGTTAGTTTAAATGTGAATAATCATGTTTATGCGGATTATGTTATTAAAGCTAAAAATTCTGTGATAGAAAAAGAGAAGCTTGAACAACTTCGTCAGTTTGCTTTTAGTGCTGCTCAAAATGGTGATTCTCAGATGGCTATAGCTGCTATTGAAGGTGATAATGTTGCTTCTATCAAAAAACTTATTGATAAATATCAACAAGCTAAAGAACAACATGAACTTGAATTAAAGCAGTTAGACCAGCAATTAGCACAAATGCAGGAACAATTTAAACTTGAACAAATTCAAGCTCAAGGTGAACAAGATCGTGCTACTGCTGAACTTGAAGGTATTATTAAGAAAGAAATTGCTCTTATTCAAGCTGATGCTAATAGAATTTCTTATCCTAATGATTTACCTCAGGAAATGAAAGAAGAAGCTGCTGAGAGAATTGCTAATGCTAAAACTCAAGTTGAACGGGAAAAACTCCAAGTTGAACGAGAAAGAATAGCTTCTGATAATTATAATAAAGAAAAAGATAGGGAAGTTAAGGAAAAAGATATTAAAGCTAAGATTCAAATAGCTAAAAATAGACCTAAACCTTCTACTAAAAAATAATGGTATGGCCGTTTCGTTAGTTTTCGGACTGCGGAACGGCTTATTTATTTGCCCGCTTTGGTGGCTATTGTGGCGTGTATCAAATAATTATAAAGGGGATATGCAATTATATTCGTGGCTGGAGTGAGTGTCTGAAACGGCCTAATTTGCCCTCAAACTACAAAAATGCCAACATAGCAGTATATTATATGTATTTATTATTATAGGTATGATAGCAATTATAATTTGGATTTTAGACAGGTAGATATTACTTTTATATCAAATAGTAATTCTATTGTTAATCTTAATAAAGTTAAAATTATGTCCGCTGATGAATTTGGATATGGTGGGGGAATTTCTCCTGAACCGCCTACTAACCCCGGTGATAATGGGGGAGCCAAAACTGATATTAACAGTGGGAAAGAAGTTAAACTTGATGAAAACGGAAATCCTATTGAAGATATCAATGACAAAACTGATCCTAAACCTGGAGAAAATAAACCGGGTGAAGGCGGTGATGATAATGGTGGAAAAGGTAATGAACCTAAACCTGGTGAAGGTTCTAACTTTCCTCATGGTTATGCCGAGGGTACAACTCTCGAAGTAGATGGTAAAACTTATAAAATTAATAGTACTGGTGATGTAGTTGATGATGCAGGTAATGTTTTCAAAACTGTTAATGAAGTTGCCGATTGGGTTAAGGAATTTGAAGTTTCTGAAGAAGATAATAATAATAACTTAACTGTCGAAAGCATTTCTAAAGCTCTTGATTTAGAAATTGTTGGAGAAGATGGCAAACCTATTCAGTATGAAAATAGTCCAGAAGGCATTAAAGCTTTCGTTTCTGATGCTATTGAAACCGGAAAAGAAGAAGTTGCTGAGGCAACGATAAATGCTCTTTATTCTCAATATCCGTTTGTTAAGCCGATGATTGATTATTATATCGCTAACGGCAATTCTCTTGAAGGATACAATCAAGTTCCTGATAGAAGTAACATTCAGATTGATGATAATAATGAAGCACAACAAGAAAGCATTATTAGAACTGCTTGGAAAGAAGAAGGGCGTCGCGGAAATGTTGATAGTTATATTGCTTATCTCAAATCTCAAGGAACGCTTGCTGCTACTGCTAAAGAAGAGCTCGCTGCACTTGTTGAAAAAGATAAAGCCTATGCTAAACAACTCGAAGATAATGCTAAAGCTGAACAAGCAAGACTTACTGAAGAATCAACTAAGTATTGGAATGGTGTTAAGGCTATAATTGATAGTCACAAAATTGGTGGCTATGAAATTCCTGAAACCATTATCGTTGAACGCGATGGAAAGAAACTTAGTGTAACTGCAAATGATTTCTTTAATTATCTGTATCGTACAGATAGTGATGGTTTTACTGATTATGCTAAAGCAATACGTGCTACTAAACCTGAAGATGCTCTCCAAGATGAAATTCTTCGTGCTTATCTTAAATTTACTGGGGGTACTTATGCAGACCTTGTTAAAATGGCTATTAATGAAGCTAAAGTGAAGAACTTGAAACTTCAGAATAAAGGTCGTAAGCCTGCTGGAACAATAAGAATTAATCCTCCTAAACCTGCCGAAGGTGAAGGTTCTAAAGAAACCTTCGGTTATTAATTTTTTAATTAATCTAATTACTGTTATCAATTATGGCAATGGCTAAAATGAGAGTTCTTTCTCAAGGTCGCTATGAAGATAGAGGTTATAGTAATGAGGAATCTATTGCTTATCTCCAGCTTCAAAAACCTGTAGAAATTAACTCTTTCCTTACCTACAATTTTGGTATGGATGATGACCGTTTCCCTCTTACTTTTATGACGGAAGGTCAAGGTACTGTTGGTGTTACTGATATCGCTACTGTTCAGTGGACTTGGAAGACTATGGGCCGCATGAAGTTTACTGATTATGTAACTTACTTTAACACTTCTAACACTACTCCTGGTATTGGTGGTTCTGAATTTGAAGTTCACTTTGCTACCCATTGGTTCATTGAGCAATATTCTCTTATCGGTCCTGATGCTAAGACTCAGGTTCGTGTTCAGAAAGATCTTGGTGAATCTCCTTATGGATATGCTTATATACTTAAGCTCACCAATCCTAATCCTAATGCTTATGTAAATCCTGATTTCCTTGCTAAAGGTAAGTATTGGTCTCAGGGTGCTCCTACTGTTAGTGAGTCTTATTCTAAGGGTAATCGTAGTAATTCTATGGGCCCTGGTAGTATGACTTCTCAGCTTGAGTTCCATCGTTTCTCTAAAGAGATTGCTGGTAATCTTGCTAACGTCATTACTGAATATGAGTTCAAGAGTTCTTCTACGGGTGGTACTTCTAAACTGTGGATTAACGAGGAAATGCGGCAATTTGAAATTGCTAAGCGTGTTGCTACCGAAGAGCGTCTTTGGTTAGCTGAATACAATCGTAATGCACAGGGTGAAATTACTCTTAAGGATCGTGATAATGGCAAACCTATTCCTCATACCGCTGGTATGCTTGAAATTTGCCGTGAAAACAACTACGATACTTATGGTGAGTATCTGCCTCTGACTAAGATTAAGAGGACTATCGGTGATATTCTTGAGCGCGATACCGACACTGGTAAGATGAACATTGTTCTCTTCGGTGGTAAAGGCTTCCTTGAGGACTTTGACGAAGGTATCAAACAAGATGCTAAAGAAAACGGTTTCCTCACTCCTCTTGGAGAAAAAGAAATTCAAGGTTCTCCTGATAATCTTGAGTATGGTGCTTACTTCCGTAAGTATAAGACTGTTGAAGGTCATACTGTTACTGCCAAGCATTGTGCTTTCTTCGATAAAGGTACTATTGCTGAAGCTGCTAAGCAGAATGGATATATACATCCTCGTACCGGTTATCCTATGACTTCTCACCGAGCTGCTTTTATTGACTTCTCTTCTTATAACGGCCATCAGAATGTGCGTATTGCTCGTATGAAAGGTCAGATTAATAAGACTAAGGTTATTGAAGGTATGACGGATATTCCCGCTTGCTGGGGTCTTCCTAATACTAACCATGCCGCTACTGAAGTCGATATGGCTCGTTACGAGGTTAAAACCTCTCTCGGTCTGCAAGTGGATAACGCCACCAAGATGTTCTTGATGGAGTGCGCCCTTTAATCATTTTTAAACCTTAACAAATTATGGCTGGTCCTGATTTCCAATTAAAACCTACAGGTGTTGGTGTAGGTGCGGGTAATAAAACAGATTCGCCTGCTAATGCTCCTACGGCTCCTATCCCTGCTGCTTCAAAAGAAAATAAAGAAGATACCTCCCTCAACTATCCTTATACAGATGAAAGGACTGTAACAATTGCTCGCGTACAAGATTATTCTTTGTATCGCCGCGTGAACAGTAAAGCTCTTTTAGAGCAAGTTAGTTATATAGGTAGTTCTGTTACATCTTCTCGTACTCTTGCAGGAAATAAAGATGAAATTGCAGCATACTTCCCTAATCTTATTGGTGTATCTGCTAATAACGAGAATTTCTTTACTCGTGTTAAGCAATACCTCAATAATATTATGATTAAGGTTGATAAAAATGGTAAGACTTTTGATATATCTTTCAGGTATAATACAAAAAAGGATTATCTTCATTTTAAGGAAGAAGAGGATAAAATCAATGAAGAATATGAAGCCACTCCTCGTAATGACATAAGTGTTCTTCGTCGCGCTCTTCAGTTAAAGATTAATCGTCTTAATACCCTTGAAAGTGAAAAACATAAATATGGCATGCCTATTAATGTTGAAGATTATCTGATGTATCGTCACTGCCTTATTTACAGTGATGTTGCAAAAGATGCAGCTTTTGTTAATGTCGATTCGAATGTTAGGTTCTACTTCCGTGATGACGCTAAAGAAGCTGCTAACGCTGAAAAGAAGCGTAGGTCTATCAATAAGGCTAAAGCCAATTATGTTACTTGCATTGGTGACGATACTATCTTTGAAGCAGTTTACATTCAGTATGCACTTGCCAAAAATCTTCCGGTTATGCCTTCGCTTGCTGAAAGTAAAATTACCAAAGAAAGTAATCTTGATAGATTCTCTACTGAAGAACCTGAACTCTTCAATAAAATCTTTAATGATGGGGATAAACTTATCAAAGCTACCATTGAAAAACTTATTGCTCGTGGTGAACTCCTAAGGTTACAGCATAATCAAAACATTACCACGGCAAGCGGAGAATTCATTGGTGCTAATATAAGTGAGGCTGTTATTTGGTTCAAGAATCCAGATAATACTTCAGCAGTCAATGCTTTTAAAGCTAAATTGAATTTGGTGTAATAAGATATAATAATGGATATTTATGAGATGCACGTCCTGTTTAGGACATTAGGACAACAACAAGGGCTGCAATTGGTTCGTGGTATTCTTCCTGAATCTATAGATGAGTTTATTAACGAGGCTATTATACAAACTGCTCGAGTTGCTCTTATAGGAACCGCACAAGGTTCTAAAGATGTGATTACACCTCAATATACTAAGATTAGTCCTTTTGGTGCTTTTCATACTTTATTTTGCACTGAAGAAAGTGATATTACCATTGAAGAAGATGGTGGAGAATTTGAATTAGTTCTTCAACAAACTCCAATGTGTGTTACTAACTTTGTTGTTAAATATAAAGATAAAAAGAAATTCGATTGCCGACTTATTGAAAGTGAGAGGTTATATCAAACTCTTAATGATTATCTTAATCGTGCATCTCGTGATTATCCTATTGTTAGTCTTGTTAATGGTAAATCTGACAAAGAATTTACTTTATCTCTCTTTACAGGGGATAGCCAAAAAGATGTTGCTGGTATAATTACTACTTATGTACGTATGCCTGCGTCAGTTAAATTTGACGAAGAGTATTACGATTTCATAGATAGTGGTGAACAAGGTACTACACCCGAAAATCATTCTGTGAATTGTGATTTACCTGAACATCTTCATCGTTCAATTATAGAACTTGCTGTTGAAATTTGGCTTCAAACTCTTGGTTTGACTTCCAAACAACCTCAAGAAAATAATAACAATAAAAATACTCAATAATTTATGAGACAGTTTATTCTCGGTGGAAATGTTGCTGCTCTCAGTTCTGGTACTTTTGCTGAAGGTGCTATTGATGGCAATGACGGCAAAGTCGGTGTTGGCTATAATAATGCCGGCATCCCTACTTTTGATACTGGAGCTAACATTACTGACAAAGGATTCATTGCTCTTGTGCGTACTATCGCTAAAGGCGGTCCTGTTATTATTCCCCTTTATAAGAAGGATTTCTCTTGGAGTAAAATGACTTATAGCGCACCTGCTGCTAAGACTTGTACTCTTGTAATTCCTTCTCCTGCTGATGCTGACACCGATTTCAGTGTTATGGCTGTTAAAAAAGGTGTTAAGTTTAATGAACGAAATAAGTGGACTGCTACTGTTCATCTGAAAGGTGGTGAGACTGCTACTCAGATTGCAGATAAAATTGTTGCTTATTTCATGGATGGTTCTGCCTCTCGCTACGGTATTGGTGTTTCTAACTCTTCTGGTACTCTTACCTTTACCGCACTTGATGGTGGTGATTGGGAAATCATTCCTTGTGATGATCTTCAAGGTACTTCTGTTACTGTAACTCAGGCTTGGGATCCTGGTAAGGGTACTGCTGATATGGTTCGCGATATGGCTGACAAAGCTGCTGCGGATGCCGGTTTCGAGTATACCTACAAAGATGCTCGTGAGTATCTTTATCCCAATTATCCTCTGGGTGCTGCTGGTGCATTTACGGGTACTTATACTATCTTTACTCTCCGCTTTGCTGAGCCTCGTGAGTCTAAGACTGTTGACGAAGTTGTGCATCAAATTGTTCAAGTCGCATTCCCTACTGGAGCTGCTGCAATTACTACTTTCGAGAATGCTTGCAAGTATCTTCATGATGAAACTGTAGGTTAATAACGAGTTTGGATATTAGCTTTTGGGCTTGGTAATAATGTTACAGTTGTGATATTGTTACCAGGCCCTTTTTTACATTATGGAAATCCTTATTGATTCTTTTAAATACGGACTTGCTCCTGCAATAATTGTTTTGTTTTATCTTATAGTTACTAGGGTTTTAGACCATAGACAAACTGTAAAAAGAATAGAAGCAGCCAAAGAAGAAAATAAGAAAACAGTAAAAATAAATGCTGAACTTATTGATTCTTTTAATGGAATTGCTTCATATCTTAAGTTTGTTACAAAAGATGTAGTGGATCTTGATTCTGATAAAGCAGAAGCTGCTATTCGTTCTTCTTTTAGGTCTATGAATTTTGGTCTAACAAGATTCGCTACATTTACTATAATAAATAACAACATAGAAGAGAATAAAGCTGCAATTATTGATAATATTAAAGCTACTGTTGAAGCTGAGTATTTAAATGTTTATAACGAACTAGTTTTATATAAAGATGATAATGTAAGACTCAGCGAATATTTAAATCCTATTTGGAAAAATGAATTGTGTGATGTTATAATTGATGTCATATTTAATAAAGGTCTTTCAAAAGAACAAAGGATTTATAATATTCATAATCGTTTAGGCATTGATATTACAACATATTCAAACGTTGTTCATAATAAATTTATAAAATAATGAATACCGTTAGTCCTGAATTGTATCAATATTCTGTTGCTCAAGCTAATGAGAATATGATCAAATCACAAGAAGCTGGATTTGCTATTAATATGTGTAATATAGTAAAACTGATGTATGCTCATATTATGATACATTGTGTTGAAAATTATAGTTTGTTTAATACTACTCAAGCAAAATCTATTAATCATTTAATTAATGATTTAATATAATGGATAGACAATTTAAACCGGTATATGTTGCAGACGATTATACTCCTGAAAGAAATAATCCTAATGAAGTTGAAATAAATGTTGAATGTGTTTATTTAACTATTCCAAGAGATTATGTTTGCACATATCATAAATTGCTTGTATGTCTTGCAGATTTTGGCGAAGCCTCTATAAAAGATTGTCAAGCAGCCTGTAAAGGTTCTAATCTTTACATTATTCAATGTTGGAATATGTTTCAATCTGCTTTAGCTTGTTATACTCTTGGTCTTTTTGATAAAGCAGATTTGTTCATTAAATATATTAATGCACAGTTAGAAAATATTTATAAAAATACAGACAAAGAAATGTATTGCGGTGGTGGTTATCTTCCTATTAGTGAAGATGGCCATTTAAAAGCAAGAGTTTCTTGTGATAGTGCTGGCCAAGCTAGATTTTTTGTTGATCCTGATACTGGTCATATGTATGAAGAATCAATCAAAGATAAAGACGTTGGTCGTGTTTATATAGAAGATGGTCATTTAATGTTTGATCCAGATGGAAACACAGATTCAAGATAAAGGTAAAGTTGCCATAAGCGTTGAAGGAGACCATAATATTAATAGAACATATGAATCTCTTTCTTTGGTTTATGTTGAAGAAGATGGAATGTCATATATATCTAAAAAAGAAGTTCCTGTAGGAATTGATGTTCATAATAGAGAATATTGGCGTCCATTTGTTAAAGATGAAGTTCAGATACCTGGTCCTCCTGGTGAACAAGGTGAAAAAGGAAATAAAGGTGATAAAGGCGATAAAGGAGATAAAGGTGATACTGGAGCCACAGGAGCTGCAGGAGCTACAGGTGATAAAGGAGATAAAGGTGATAAAGGGGACAAAGGAGATACTGGAGAAAAAGGAGAACAAGGAGATACTGGTCCTGCTGGTCCTCAAGGAGATACTGGTCCTCAAGGGCCACAAGGTCTTACAGGTGCTGCTGGAAAATCAATAAGAACTACTGTTTGGGAAGCAGGTAAAAGTTATTATGATGGCACAATAGCTGCATCTGATGGTGTTTATTATTTAGATATTGTTACTGATGTTAATGCATCAATCGGATCTTCCGGTGTACACGCTTATATGTGTATTGCTTCTCATACATCTGATGCAGAACATGATTATACAGATAGCACTAAATGGTTACCTCTTACAAATGTTACACCTTTTATAACACCATTTATACTTGCTGAAAAATTAAAAGCAGAATTTATAGATGTTGAAGATTTATTAGTTAGAGGTACAATATCTGGTGATGTAGAAACTACTATTAGTAGCGTTGACTATGATAGACATGTTGAATTAACTCCAGAAGATTTAGAACTTACTGAAGAAAATAAATCTACAAACGCTGTTTCTGGTATTAAAGTACATCCACGAACAAACAATATGGGAGACCGTACTCAAGCTGTTCTTGAACTTTATAGACGTGGTTGTGCTGGTCCAGCTCTTGGTATAGATGGTCTTTTAAAACATCGTAATGGTATATTTAGTAAGTCTATTTTAGTAATAGATGATTTTAATTCTCATGATATTGATTCAGAATTAGTTATAATTGACCATAATACGGGTACAGGAGGAACTTCTTCTTCAACAGCTGTTTTACCTTCATCTAATACCAATAATTTACATGGGGCTCATATTGTATTTTTAAGAATAAATAATGGAACATGCAATATAGAAGCTCTTGTTGGTCAAATAGAATTAGTTTCTAATGGAGCACATAGTTCTGTAAGTTCTGTTGCATTTACCTCTTCTGATAACAGAATTGATTTTATTTGCATAGGAACAACTTGGTATGCTTGGAAATCTTAACATAATATGATATAAACTACATTATTATAATGATTAATTTTATTACTGTTATTATTAATTATTATGATAATGTAGTTTATGTTTTAATATTTCAATCTTTAAAATCTATAATATTGTGGCTGGTGAAATTTTAAAACAACTTTATAAAAGAACCAAGACTGGCGATATGGTTAGTCTTGATAAAATTTGGCCTAATTCCAATCATATAAATGTTGATTCTGTATCTGACACTTCTGATGAAGGATTAACATCTCTTTACGGGGGATATGATTTGGTTGTATGTGCTAACAAAACTTGGTATAGACAATATGCTCCTGGAAAATGGATTACCGGTAATGGTGGAGATACTCCTGGTCCGGGTCCTGGTCCTACTCCTACTACAGATACTGCATATTCTGGATTTGTTCAAGATATGTCTGAATTAGAAGGTATAGTTACTTTCCCTGCAGGATATACTACAAATACTATTTCTAATAATGCCTTTAATACAGGAGCAGGTGAAGGTCCAATTGTTTGGTTTGCTATTGAATCTACTAAGACTGTTGTTTCTGCAGAAAATAATAATTTTGCCGGAGACTTCATTCAAGATTCTTTAGAACAAGGTGCTCAAATTGCAGTAGAAGATAAAACATATCAAATATATATTTATAATTTTGGTATGACTATAGATAATACATATCATGTAATTATTAGTTAATTATGGCTGATTATATTGGAATTGGAAAACCTGTTTTAACTAGAGGAGCAAAACCTGCTGATTTTAAAACAGGACCTTATACAAGTGTTAGTGAAGCATTAAGTGCTGTACCACAAAATTTTAGATATATTGGTATGACTGTTATTGTTGTAACAGGCAATATCCCTGTAGAATATTGGTTTAGTGGTGGTACTGGAGATGCAAACCTTGTTATTAAATCTTCTGGAGGTGGAGGTGGCGGAGGAGATATCGCTACTGCTAATGTAATAACTATGAAATAATGGCTACAGTTAAAGAAAATGTACCTATAAAATATAATATAGCAAAAGTTTCTTTAAATACTGTAATTACTATTCCAGTAAGATATGATGTATTTTATGCAAAAGTAAACGGTGTACTTCCTAATATAGCTGATTATGGAGTTCTTGATTGGCAATCTTATGGGCAAGTACAAATAAGTGCTTTTGGTAATGTTATTCCTGAAATAAATTTGACTGGATTAGAAGACTTTTCTTATTATATTGTTTGTTTTCGTAAAGCTTCGGATCCTTCTGTTGTAAGTTATATTAGATTTAAAACAGGTCAAAATATTGCTTTAAAGGAAAGTCCATATCTTGATTACACAATGTTTAATGACCAAAGTTATACTTGGTTTATTGATGGTGTTGATCAATTTATGCTTCCTAGTAAAGAAACCGAAGCTGTTTATTATTATTATCTTAGAGGTAATAGAAAGGAATTACTTCATGAAAATGAAGATGGTGGTCCTTGGTTTGGTAGTTTTATGCCAATGATTGTTGATTCTGATAGTTTAAAACTTAGAGTATCTTATGGAGAAAGATATAATATTATAAGATATCAAAATGGTGCTATCGATGAAAGTTATTTACTTTGTGATTTAACTCCTCATAGTCGTAGTGAACAAGAAGAACCTTGTGATTTTGTTGCTTGTCCTTGTTGTAAATATGATGATACTCTTCAAGAACTTCAAATGCACGAATTTTGGGCGTTTAATGATTGGGGAGGTGGAGTTAGTTATTATGATTTAGGTGCAACACATACTAAATTTTTGCTATATATAAAGTCTTTTACTCAAGAACAAACACAACACGATAGGATTATTTGTTTCTTGGATAATACATTAATTCCTGCTGATTTAAAATATAGTACTTGGAATAGACAAGAATATATTTGTATTACTCCACAAGGATATCTTTATAAAATAGTTGATGGTGTAAGAGGTTCTAATTCTGCACAAACCCTTCCTCTTGATACTCCTCTTCTTGTTAATATATTTCAAAGTACATTTCAGTACATGAGGCCTGGAGATACTGAATGGACATCTATTTCCGGCAGTTATGGGTTTACTACTAACACAGAAAGCCCTGATGAAAATCAAAGATTTTCTGGTAAATTTCCTGATTTTATAGGCTTTGGTGGATGTTGGGATCCTGAAGATATGGGAAGTGATTTAGGTCCAGAAAGTAGTTATGCCAGTGAAGGAATTTATATTGGTAGTTTTGTTTGGATAAAAGATACTCTTGATGATCCTAGTGATGTTTATAATAAAATATTATTACCTTCTACTGCTATATTAAAACTTAGACTTACTCTTACTGATTCTGAAAACAATACATATACAGAAACAACTCCTGCTGCAAATACAACAGTTGTTAAATCAGATAGAGTAACCATAGTAATACCTGATATTTTATTTGCTCAAGATAGAGAAATAAAAGAAGTTTTAGTAGAGTTGTTATCTGGTAATAGAGTTTGTGCTAGAAAAACAATTAGTGGTTTAAAACTTGGTGCTAACGGAGCAACAACTACTAGTGATATAAAAGCATTTACTTCTGTTAGAACAAGAATGATGCCTGCTTTTGATTATGATTTTCCTAATATGATACCGAGTATGCGTATGCAAAAACTTAGGGAAACATTTTTTACTAAGCATGGTACTTGGGGAGGTTATAATGGTGGTGTTAATGGATTTAATACTTATTTTTCTCCTGAAGGTTATATTCGATTAGAAAATCACGGAGATAGATATAAAGGTACCCTTAAAGGTGTTGGTAAAGAAATTTTAAGAGTTGGAACAGAAAGTGGTTATACAGGTTATGGTACTGATGTAGATACTTCTTTTGAATGGGATACTCGTACAAATAAACAATGCTTACGTACAGGTACTGCATTAGTATCTAACAAATATTTTGGATATGGTAAAATAGATGTTTGGTGGAGAATACCTAAAGGAACTTGGGGTGTTTGTCCTGCAATTTGGTTTTTCCATTATATGGAAATTGGACAAGATGATACAAGATTTAATCAAGAACCTTATATGAGTCGTAATAGACAAGGTTCTGCTGGTGATGGATACTATAGAGTTGTTAATAACGAAATAGATATTGAGTTACCTTCTCATTTAACTAACGGACATTGTACACGAGATGAATTAGCAAATGATACTTATTTTGATACTGTAGCTATAGATGCTCAATTAACAATAGGTCTTGATGAAGGTGACTATACAAATGCTGGTTTATGGAAACTTAAACCTGGTGGAATAAACAATCCTCGTTTACTTGGTAATTATGAAAAAATAGCTGATGAATGGGTTGGTCGTTGCTATGGTTCTTTCCAAAATTGTAAGTTTAATACTTGGGTTGGTGAACTAAATAGTGGCGATGGATGGATTGTTGGTACTCAAACAGATTATAATGGTATACACCAATATGGTATTTCAGAAGATCCTCAAGATAAAAATAAAGAAGAATATCTTTCTCAATTAACACATCTTACTGATAATGAAGATGGTTATGCAGACGGACAATTCCATAAATGGAGTATTGAATGGCTTCCTGATAGAAATGTTCTTTATGTTGATGATGTGGTTCGTAGAGTGGCTAAAAAGTTTATCCCCTTTAATGTAATGAAACTAACAATCGCTGGTTGGTTTCCTACAATGAAAGAAGTTGGAGATGGCGTTAAAGATGCAGATGGCCTTTATGGACCTAAAGGAGGAGTAATTCAACCTTCTGATGAAGTTTCTCCTGGTACTTGGGCAGGAAACTGGGCTGATTGGGAGGTTTGCCATATAGATGTTTCTCGTGTTAAATGGACACCTTACGCCTATGGTGAAACTGTGGATACTTATGATAATGATAACGATGGTAATATTGTAGCTGCACAACTTACAATTAATCAAGAACCTATGTATTTAGGAGAATCTTTTCCTGAATCTGGTCTTAGATATTTTGAAGCATTAGCTAATACTTCTGGAAATGAAATTGTTGGTAATTTATTATTTACTAACGATTCAGAAAACGATTTAGTATTAGATATGCAAGGTGAAATTTCTCAAGCATATTTTAAAAATATTGGTAATAGTAAATCAATTCTTGATTTAGCAGCATTAGAAACTGTATCTCCTTCTAATATACAAGATGATGATAGTTTGGAAGATATGATGGCTCTTGCTTTTGCCAATACAACTAGTATTACTGCTGGAGAATTTTCTGGTTTAAGTAAAGTATCTAAAGTAGCATTTCCTCCTATTTTAAGTAGTATTGGTGATGGTGCGTTTAATAGTCTTGGCTCTTATGAAATTGATTATCATGTATTCCAAAAATGTGATTTATATTTTACAGGGCCTTGTCCTATAATAAATGAAAATGCATTTAAATATGCAGAAATAAATAATATTTATGTTCCTTCTAGATATGTTTCTGATTATCAAGAAGCTTTTAATAATACTGCAGCAAACTTTGTTCAAATAATAGGTACAAACATAGATGAATTAGATATTTCAATAAATAAAAATAATGTTTATAAAAAGGCTGATGGTTC